GTAAAAATTGATAATCAATTATTGTTGAGAAAAAATGACAAAAGCTCTTATTGATCCTAATGAAACTGTAATGAAAATTACAGAATGGATTTTAAATCCATCAAACGGCCAATATAAGCCGGTATTTGTTCAAATACCTAACTCAAATCGTGTTGCGCAAGTTGCAAACGATTCATTTCCAGTGGCTTTGCCGCTGTTTTGGATTGACTGCGCCAATGATGTTGTTGCCGATATATGGTATTTTGACACTAGCGATTTGAGCATCAAGCCAATCCCACCTGCTCCGCCTAAGCCAACATCATAAAACCGTAGACACAATAAACGCTCAGACCGATAATCACAGCACAAGAAAAGATTCGTTCCCCTAGCAGTGGCTGGGGCGCGTAACCACCCGAGAAAAGGGGAACATCTTGGCTATATTTTCTAAAAATACCCTGACTCAAATTTCAGGGTTTGACAATCAAATCATTGCGGGTGAGCTGGTTTACGATCAGCGGCAGTATTGGAATCTGGAATTTCAAACAGACGGAATTCCGGTAGACCTGACGGGCGCAACGATTGGCGCTCAGATCATCAGGCGACAAGTAAGCGATTTGCAAGATACCCGTTATGGACTATCTTTCAATATTAGCGATTACACGCCTACACCATCTCCAGTTAACTTAACTATCAGCAATCGAGTTGATGCTGCTGGTTCGTTTACGCTGGTTATTGATGAGTCAGCTTGGGGCGTGATTTCATCTGACCCGCAGCTAGACATTTCTGCGGTTAACCCAGTTGCTTTTAGCGGCAGGATCAAAATTTCTTTTCCAGCGGTTGGGCCAACACCAGCGCAGGACATGATTATTTTTCTGTTGTTCTTGGTTAGGTCAGATGGTGTGGTGAACTGATATGGCAACATCACTGACCATCAATAAAGGGACGGTCGCTGATGTTAACGTGGCGATCAATCAAACGTCCGTCAATGTCACTACTGAAAACAACCTAGTTGTTGAGGTTACGCCAACCCCCAGACAGGTTATCAATCTGGATATGGGAAGGCTTGGGCCTACTGGTCCAACAGGACCGCAGGGAATCCAAGGCGTCACCGGGCCTACGGGCGCTATCGGTGCTACCGGCCCAACCGGCCCCACAGGCCCTACAGGCGCTGCATCTACCGTGCAAGGTCCCACCGGCCCCACCGGGGCGCAAGGCTTGCAGGGTGCCACTGGTCCCACCGGAGCGCAAGGTATCCAAGGCGCTGTGGGTGCTACTGGCCCAACCGGACCGCAGGGAATTGTTGGACCTACTGGTCCAACCGGGGCACAAGGCGTACAAGGCGATCATGGCCCCACTGGACCGCAAGGCAGCCAAGGTATACAGGGCGAGCAAGGCATACAAGGCCCAATTGGTCCGACAGGCGCACAGGGCAATATTGGGCCAACCGGCCCAACTGGACCAACAGGGGCACCGTCTACGGTGCAAGGTCCAACAGGTCCAACAGGCCCACAAGGTATCCAAGGCGATCATGGACCTACAGGGCCACAAGGCATTGCAGGACCACAAGGTAATGTAGGCCCAACCGGGCCACAAGGTAGTACCGGCCCAACCGGACCACAGGGTAATCCCGGCGCTGGCGGTACTGTCGCTTACTGGGGTTCGTTTTGGTCAACACAAGACCAAGTGGCAGCGGCTGCTAATACCGCCTATCCTGTCACCTTAAACAATACTGATCCTGATTCAAATGGCATTAGTGTTGTTTCTAATAGCAGGGTTACATTTAGCCAATCTGGTACATATAGCCTAACTTTTTCAATTCAATTTGTAAACACAGATACACAAATTCATGACGTAAATGTGTGGCTGCGTAAAAATGATTCTGGAAGCACGGGGGATATTCCAGATTCAGATACTCGATTAAGTGTCCAGCAAAAGCACGGCGGAATTAATGGCGCGAGCTTGATGACTGTCAATTTTGTTTTGAAATTGGCGGCTGCTGACTATATCGAAATGATATGGACAACAACAAACACGCAAGTATCAATTGACACTTTAGCTGCTGGTACTAGTCCAGTATCTCCTCAAATCCCCGGCGTAATTTTTACAGCCATACAAGTAACGTATACACAAAATGGCCCCACTGGTGCTGCTGGTCCAACAGGCCCACAAGGTTATGTCGGCCCAACCGGACCTCAAGGTATACAAGGTATTCAAGGTGTGCAGGGAGACATTGGCCCAACAGGTCCAAATGGACCAACTGGACCACAAGGTAACGCTGGTCCCACCGGACCTACAGGCGCACAAGGTAATGTAGGTTTAACGGGTCCAACAGGTTCAACTGGCGCACAAGGCGACATAGGCCCAACCGGACCGCAGGGCATACAAGGCATTCAGGGTGTGGCAGGTGACTTAGGGCCAACTGGACCGACAGGACCAGCTAGTACTGTTGCTGGACCTACCGGCCCAACAGGATCAACTGGCACCACAGGCGCAACGGGTCCAACCGGACCAATATACGGCAGCAGAGTGGTAGCAGTGGCTGATGACACATCTATCACGATAAATGCCGATACTACTGATATGGCTACTCAGGCCAATACGCAAGCGGCAGGAACATTGACAATTAATGCACCAACTGGAACGATTGCGAACGGTCAAAAGATCATGTTGCGTATCACCAGCACGAACGTGCAGACGTTTTCATGGAATGGTGTATTTAGCGCGTCTATTGATTTGACATTGCCAACAGTAACAACGGGATCAAGTAAAACCGATTATCTGGGATTTATTTATCAAAGCACTACTCTTAAGTGGAATTTGATTGCTAAAAACTTTGGATTTTAAGTATGGTCAAAATTGATTTTTTATTTGACACACCCTATGGGCGCTTTGCTGATGCTCTGCACCTGCCTGACGACCACGGGCTAAGTGACGCTGAAATTGACGCAATGAAGCAACAGCGCGTCGATGCATGGATTTCCATTGTGAAGCCGCTGGAACCGAGCGATGGCTGATCGCTATTGGTATGGTGGTAGTGGAACAATAAGTGCCGGTGTTCGCTGGTCGTCTAAATCGCCTGCGCTATTTACTGCATCCATTTCTGGAACTACACTTACCGTTACCGCTGTAACAGGCGGAACTATTGAGCTTGGCGACACAATTTATGCTACTGGTGCTACACGCGGAACAGTAACTGCATTTGGTACTGGCTCTGGTGGGATTGGCACATATACATTAAGTGTATCAAATACTCTTAGTTCCCGCATCATGTGGGCGGTTGTCCCGTCTTCATTATTAAGCACTGATAACGCAAACTTTGTAAGCACTTCAAATAACACAAACTACACTGTTACATGGAATACAACTGTTTCTGCAACAAATTTAGATATTGCCGCCCCCTCAGCCGGTACAGTATCAATTAGTGTAATCGGTGGTGGAACTGCAAATATAGCAGGTAATTTTACAACTGCTGGCAGCGGTGTTTCTGTTACTGGTACTTGGACGGTTGAATGCACTGGGTCTTCAGGCACCATTACAACAAATGGCTTGTCGCTTTCAACAACAATATTTGTAATAAATAGCGGAGGAACTTACACTTTAGGCGGAGCATTAACTTGCAGCGAACTTACTTTAAGAGTAGGAACATTTAGCACTTCCTCAACAAGTAATTATGCGCTTACTTGTGGGCGTCTTACTATTACGGGCATTGCAACCAGAACTTTAAATTTAAATGCATCAACAGTTTCAATTACTGGCGCAACATCTACAGCATTTAATGCGGCAACAATAACCAACCTCACATTTAACGCCGGTACTTCACAAATAAACCTGTCAAGCACAGCTACTGGAATTTCTTCTGGTGGTTTGACATTCAATAACGTCAGTTTTACCAGCGCCACCGCATCCGACATCACAATCACCGGCGCAAACACATTCAACACGCTGTCGTTTGCTGGCCGAACAACCGTTGGTATTGCAGCAGTTACATTCAGCGCCAATCAAACAATTACCACGCTAACGTTAAACGCTGGCACCGCAGCGGCATACCGCACGTTCTTGGCATCAAACGCCATTGGCACACAAAGAACCCTGACTGTCACGACGCTGACCGCTGGTGCGGCTGATTACGACTTCAGGGATATTGCAATTGCTGGTGGTGCGGCTCCTATTGCGCCAACACGGGCTGGAGATGGCAAAGGCAACAGCGGGATCACATTCCCCGGCGCAAAAACGGTTTATTGGATGTTGACCGGCGGCGGCAATTGGGGCACAGCAGGTACTGGCGCTTGGGCTGCATCATCTGGCGGTGGGTTGGACGCAACGCAATTCCCGTTAGCCCAAGATACTGCTGTGTTAAACAACACATCGTTTGCAAGTAGTTCAGGCAAGACCGCAACAATCAACGACGACTACAACATTGGCGCGATTGATATGTCTGCGCTGACTGTTGCTGAAACGCTGGCAACGGGTTTGACGACACCAGCAATCTACGGCAACTGGATCAATGGGACGGGCACTACGCTGACGGGCACAGGTGTGGTGACGTTTGCGGGGCGCACTACTCAGCAGATTACTAGTGCTGGCAAAACGTTTACTCAGGCAATTACGATAAACAGCCCAAGTGGTTCAGTTACTTTACAAGATGCTTTTGTCGCAAGCTTATCACTAGCCGGTGTTTTAACAGTTACGCAAGGTACGTTTGATGCCGCAACTTACAACGTAACTTTATCAGGTGGTATAGGAACAGTTAGTACATCAGGTACGCGAACAGTTGCAGTTGGTTCGGGTACATGGACGCTTGCTGGAAGCGGTACGGTTTGGAACGCTGCTACATCTACCAACCTCACCGTCACCGGCACTGGTACCATCAGCCTTACATCCGCATCTGCCAAGACATTTGCTGGCGGCAGCGTTTCTTACTCAGGCATTACCCTTAACCAAGGCGGTGCTGGTGCAATGACCATTTCCGGGTCAAACACTTTTAGCAACATCACCAACACTTACAGCGCAACAGGCGCAACGACAATCACATTCACCGCTGGTACAACTCAAACCGTTAGCAGTTTTACCGCGACAGGCGCATCAGGCAAAGTCCTTACGATTAACAGTTCTTCCGCAGGGTCAGCAGCTACTTTATCTAAAGCAAGCGGAACGGTATCGGTTGACTATTTGAGCGTTCGTGACAGTACCGCAACAGGTGGAGCGACTTGGTACGCTGGCGCTAATAGCACAAACGTCAGTGGCAATACGGGATGGATTTTCACTGCGCCGCCAACGTATGGTTATAGTAATTTCTTGGTCTTTTTCTCATAAGATAAAACATGAAAATAGCTGTTTACGCAATCAGTAAAAACGAAGAACAATTTGTCCAGCGGTTTTGCGATTCAGCTAAAGATGCCGATTTGATTTTGATTGCCGATACAGGCTCAACTGATAAAACGGTAGATAAGGCCCTTGAATGCGGGGCAAAGGTTGTGGATATTTGCATCAAGCCTTGGCGGTTTGACAAAGCGCGAGATGCAGCCTTGGCATTGATCCCTAACGACTTTGATGTTTGCATATCGCTAGACCTTGACGAAGTTTTGGAGCCTAGCTGGCGCGAAGAAATCGAGCGCGTATGGCTGGCTGACACAACCCGGTTGCGCTATAAATTTGATTGGGGCTGCGGGATCAGCTTTTTTTACGAAAAAATTCACCATCGGCATGGCTACCATTGGCATCATCCGGTCCACGAGTACCCCAGACCAGACGGCAGGATTACCGAAATTTACGCGCACACTGATAAGCTGCTAGTCAGCCATCATCCTGACCCGACCAAATCGCGTGGGCAATATATGCCTTTGCTTGAATTGGCGGTAAAAGAAGACCCGCACTGCCCCAGAAATGCGTTTTACCATGCTCGGGAACTGACGTTTTATGCTAGGTGGGATGAGGCAATTGCTGCGCTGCACAAATATCTTTCAATGCCTGAAGCGACTTGGGGAAACGAGCGTTGTTACGCTATGCGGCTATTGGGCAAAAGCTATAGCGAGCTAGGAAACACCATAGAAGCGCTTAAATGGCATCGTAGAGCCGTTGCCGAGGCACCTAATACCCGAGAACCTTGGGTAGAGCTTGCAATGCTCTGCTATCGGCTATCAATGTGGAATGAATGCCTCGCGGCTGCTGAATCGGCATTGCAGATTAAAGATAAAACCTTGGTCTATACAATGGACCCGTCTGCATGGACTGAAAAGCCGCATGATTTGGCATCTATTGCCTCTTACCATCTAGGCTTGAAAGAAAGGGGTTATCAACATTGTCTAGAAGCCCTAAAATTTGCGCCTCAAGACACCCGCCTTTTGGCTAACTTAGCTTGGATGATGGAAGATGGATTCGATAGAAGCAAGATTGAACAGTCATGAAGCTGTTTGTGCGGTGCGTTATGAGGCAATCTACGCTAGATTGAAGCGTATTGAGGGCATCATCATTAAGACGGCGGCAATTATGATTGTGTCAATGGCTGGCGTTCTTTGGACGGCGTTTTCAAGGTAATCAATCATGATTGACCCGATCACAGCCTTATCTGCCATATCGTCTGCTGTTGCCCTTGTAAAAAAGGTGTCGAAGACAGTAGACGATGTTGCTTCCCTTGGGCCAGTGCTGGGTAAGTATTTTGATGCCAAAGAGCAAGCGATTGAGGTTGTTAAACAAGCCAAATCAGGTGGGTTTAAAGGGTCTACGCTAGGCAAGGCGCTTGAATTGGAAATGGCGCTGGAGCAAGCGCGAGAGTTTGAAGAACAAGTAAAAATGCTGTTCTTTCAAGCCAACAAAATGGATGTGTGGGCGCGTATAACAGCCCGAGCGCAACAGATGGAAATTGATGCAGCCCACGATGCGCGGCGCAAAAAAGAAGCGGCTAAAAAACGACAAGCGGAAATGGAAGAAATGCTGATATTGATCGGCGGCGCTATTGTTGGTATTGTTTCTTTGAGTGTGATCGGTTGGGTTGTGATGCAACTAATAACTGGGCAAATCAAATGAGCGAAAAGCCCGAGACAATTGTTGATAAAGTTCTTGGGTATGTAGATAGTCCGTTTAAATTATTTGCCATTATTTTGATGGCAATAATAACATTTGTTGGATATGTAATTTGGCAAAATCAAGAATTTATGCGCGATGCTTACAAAGAATCGCAAAAATTACCAGAAATAAAAACAGATAGAGTAGATGATGCCGCAACTATGTTGTTTAAGCAGACCGGGGCTACGGTTGTTGCGGTGTTTAAGGTAAATCCACTATTTAATTCAAGGACTCTTTATCGAGCTTATACAAAAGACGGGCGAGATAAAACAATTGAAGGTATTGATGTTGGGTTGTTTACACACAATGCGGCAAACAATTCTGATGTTGTGCGATTAATGACCAATGAAATACCTTGTGGTGATTATCGCTATGCACAATCGGAAGTTGGGCTATGGTATTTAGAAAAAGGTGTAACTTACACTTGTCGAGTTAGTGTACCGCCCGATTCGCATCGTTTTGTTGGACAGATTACCGTTGGATGGGCAATACAACCGACAACATTAGAGCAAACAAAATTTATGTTGGAAATTGCTAGCGCAATATTGACCAAAAGGGGTGGGTAATATGGATTGGTTGAAACAAATTGCACCGACGATTGCTACAGCACTTGGTGGGCCATTGGCGGGAATGGCTGTATCTGCTGTTAGCAAAGCGATTGGTGTTGACCCCGACAAGGTTGAAGATATTATTTCAACCAATAAGCTGACTGCTGACCAAGTTGCCCAAATAAAAATTGCCGAAATTGAATTGGCAAAACAAGCGCAGGAATTGGGGCTTAATTTTGAAAAGCTAGCGGTTGAAGACCGTAAAAGCGCACGGGAGATGCAAGCCACCACCCGTTCAATGATGCCCCCAATATTGGCTGGCGCAGTTACGCTAGGTTTTTTCGGTATTATGGTGATGATGTTTTTTCAGCAGATTGACAGCAACAACCCGGCTATTTTGATGATGTTGGGTTCGTTGGGCACTGCTTGGACAGGCATCATTGCTTATTATTTTGGATCGTCGGCTGGATCACAGGCAAAAACAGAAATGCTATCCAAATCAGCGGGGAAATGACATGAAAGAAAATTGGGAAGAATCTTTAAAGCATATCCTTAAATACGAAGGAGGATATGTAAATCATAAAGATGACCCCGGAGGTATGACTAATCTAGGGGTAACCAAGCGTGTTTGGGAGGATTGGAATGGCAAACCCGCAACTGAAGCTGACATGCGAGGACTCACCGTTGAGATGGTTTCTCCGCTGTACAAAAAACGGTATTGGGATGCTGTGCGCGGCGATGACCTTCCTAGTGGTGTTGACCTTTGCGTGTTTGATTGTGCCGTTAACGCTGGCGTTGGTCGCGCTAGTAAATTTCTACAGCAAGCTGTTGGAGTAACCGCAGACGGTCAGATCGGCCCAGCAACAATGGCTGCGGTTGCAAAAAAAGAACCCGTGGCAATCATTGCTGAATTTTGCCATTTGCGCGAGGCCCACTACAAGAGCCTATCTACATTTGCAACCTTTGGCAAAGGTTGGATGCGTAGGTTAGATTCTGTAGAGGCCGAGAGCAAACACATGGCTTAAATTGATACCCGCATGATGCGCTGATTGCGACCTGATTTGCAGCGGCGCACCCCTACAATTTCAATATAGCCTTTATCCAGCAAAGCCCTGTATCGTGCCGTAACAGAAGAATACGGCAGATGGGGAAACAATGCTTGCACATCGTCGCTGATACAGCCAGTTGTCCCGTAGCTTTTGATTGCCTCATACACCAACGATTCCAGTTTGGTGGTATCAACAGCCAAAGCCGATTCGTGCGATGTTACGGGGTCATACCGGCGCACAAGTTGTTTTGGTGATGTGCCAAACATCAGACAATCCTCAAAATTTCAATTGATTTTCGATCTTTATTTATGCACGTTGTGTAAGCACCGTTTCCATATTTTTTGCAAATCCAACTTGACAATGTGCGCTGCATAACTGCAATTGGGTAATTGCCCGTTGGAAATGTTTGTACATCACCCACTTGCATTTCTTTAAAATGGGTACGGCAATAATTCGACAATTCCCCGTGTGCATAAGATCGAGGTTTGCGTTTGCGCGATTCAACAATTTCCAAATTGCCGTGCTTATTACCGTCTAAATCAATAATTGCATATTGAACGCCAATAGCATTCAACAGCACAATTGCTTTTTTCAAAGTGGTTTGTTTAATTTGTTCCATGTCGTGTCCTATCGTTTAAAAGGTGGGCTTACTCGCTGCACTGAGGCTCAATGCCCATGTGACGTATCAGCAGCATCCGCTTTCAGCCCGTTGATTAAAAACAGTTGGTTGTGCAATTCCCGAAATAGCAGCATGTTGTGCATGTAACCATGCGACCACCACTAAAAATGGTGTGAGTGCTGCACGAGGCCCATGCCCCGGTGCAAACAAGCGCAATACCAATCCCAGCAAAAAAGCGTTTCATGATTGATCCTTTCAAAAGGGTGTGTCGTCAAAATCATCAGAAGGCAAACCCTCATAATGGGTTTTTTGTTGTTGTTGCTCGCGGGGCTTGCTCGGAAAGGCTTTTAGGTAACCTTTCCAAGTTTCGCCCACGGGTATGCTGTCCATTTTTATCGTAATTGATCCGTTATCGTCAATCCACATTGATCCGTGTTGCGACCAGTACGTTTTTCGTGCGCCATCGGAAGTTGAATATTCACGGGCGGCAAATTTAACGTCATATTGTTTTTTCATTGAAACATTTCTTTCAGTTGGTTAACCTTGCCATCAAGTTCAGCAAGGAATTTAATAATCTCAGCTTCCATCTTTTGAATAAATGCTGGATCACGGGGTACACGTTTAATAAACAATTGAGCTTTGGCTGGCATTCGGGGATCAAAAACAACGTAATCACACCATTGCCGACTTGTGCAAGCCATTTGCATTTGCATCTGGATGTTGTACTTGCCGGGAACTGTTTGCGTTAACAATGCCTCGATCATGCCAGCCGTGTTGGGGCATTTGATTTCTACCAAACCATCATGCCCCACCAAGCCATCTGGTGACGCACCAGAGCCGTCAATTGTCGGATGAGGTACAAACCCACATTCGTCAACCATCGTGCCCGTAGCGATCTCATACGCAGCCCTAGCAAACGGTTCTTGTTCAGTGCCCCATTGCATTGATGCGTTGCTGTAGCTTTCCTGTTTTTGACCGGTTAGCTGTTCAACAATAAGCTGAGCCATTAGATTCTCACGGCTGGCGGCATAGCCTGATTTTGTGGTTGCCATTAAATCGGCTACACGACTTGCTGTTACCTTACCCAATCGGGCGGCAAACCATTCATCTGTACGCTGTTCATCCATTTTTGACCTTTAATTGTTCTGAAATTGTTTCAATAGCATCCATGCAGCTAATGCCCAAAGCCTTTTCAATCAACAATAAAGATTCATTTATCATTTCGTCGTAAGTGCCTGGATCACTTTCTTTGATTGCTTGAAGCGTAAATTGAGCATCTTGCAATGCTTCTAAATCTACGCTGTTGACAAGATAAAGAAGTTCAATATTTGGGTCATTGTCCATTGGCTTGCACCTTTTCAGATTTGGCTTTTTCGATGCGAGCTTTTTTAGCAGCGATGATCTTAGCCTGCCAAGACGCATCACCTTCACAAGCAGCGTAGGCCAGGGCGTAAGCCTTGTTTAGTTCTTCACTGTTTGCGCTATCGGCAATGTCGGCCATATGTGCAGCCATCGTAGAAGGGCTTATATGGGCCTTGGCAGGGCGCGTGGCGGCATTGCCATCATCATCTTCAGGAGCGATTCCACAAGCGGCCATAAGGCTATAGCGCCTGGCATAAGTCAATGCTGAGCCATAGCCCTGGGCGTCTTGCTTTGTAGCTGGCACATGGAGCTTACCGCTGCTGATGCTTTCGCCCGATTCGTGTATTAAGACGGTTTCCACAATTACGCCATCGGCGCATTCACTGGTCTGCTGCATCATGGCAATCCCGTGCTGATTGAGCGCATCAATCACAGCCTCTACGCAGGCTGACAGGTCGGCGTAACGACTGCGGAAATGCGGGTTTGTAGAAGACTTGAGCGCAGGGCCAAAGGCTTTTTGCGCCTGGACAAAAGCTGTTGCTATCTTGGTGCCGATCATGCCAAATCCTTTTGCAGTTGCTCAAGCTGGTCTGCCTTGTATTGCAGCAGCGCGGCCATTTCCCGAATCTTTGACGATAAAGCGCCAACCTCCCAAGCAAGCCTATCGGCCTGCTCTGACGGGTTGCGATACAGCACATGGCTTGTATCGTTGATGCTTTTCAAGATGTAGTCTGTATCAATGTGCATTTGATTTCCTTTCGATGTTTTTGGCAAGAAGCCACCTATCACCCAATCGGCGTACCGACTGAACCCATTTGCGCTGATTTGCGCGATTGATTGCCGGTGGAACATGAGGCGAATTCCACAGGGCGCGAACATGAGAAAGCATCCGTGTTTTCATTCTTTGGTGTATTTCATCAATAAAAGTTTTTGTTTAGCAACTTCATCAGAAAGCAATTCAGCGCAATCAGGGATGATCGGATCATCAAAGTTGCGACTTACGTTTGGGCCTCTTGGTAAATTTTTGCCTGCTGGGGCGCAAAGAATGACTGAGCCATCTTGTAGCGGAGTGGCGACAAGATAGTGGAATCCTTGGCGATCCAAAACACAACCATAAACACCCAAACATTTTTCTAACGACCATTGCCAGATTTCTAGCAGTTCGCCACATTCGGCAAGTTCAGCAATTGCTTGCTTGCCCCTGATGGTGTTTTTCTTTGGCTTAACTACCCACATTGCCAATTCATAGCGGGGAACTGTAAAGCCATGCATTTGCACTTCAGACAGGTATGCAAGCCCATCAATGTGCGGCCCCCTGCGAACAAGGGCAGTACAGCCGTACTTGTCCATCAATGCTTTTTTGGCCTTCATAGCATCATCACGGGCAATCATGTGCTTAGCCAAAGCATCGCGGCAATAGTCTGCCGGGAGAAGGTAATAGTTACGCATCATGACGACCACCATTGCACCAAAAACCAAGCGATTGATACGGCGATGCAGATGGCAAGCACAAAGCCTAGAGCGGCTTCAGCGCGATCTGCTTTGTTGTCTGTCTTGTAGTGTTGTCTCATGATGAATCCTTAATTGCTGATGATGTGCATTGCCCAATTACGGGCGCAAGAAAAACAAAAGTCTTTGTCGCTATCGTCAGAACAGCCGATGCGCCAGTTGGATACATAGTGCATCAAGGTTTTTGCGTTGTCGCTCATGATGAATCCTTAAAACGGGGCTGGTGGAAGTTTTGATCTGTCTTGTTCTTGCTGCTGGCGCTGTTGGCGCTTGTAGGCAAGCTCTTGGGCGCGTGTCCAGGGGATTGGCCCCCCTGGTGGGGGGAAGGGCCAGGTCATTTGATTTCAACTGAGAAGCCATCACCAATCAACGTAGCGTAAAAACGCTGCGATTCGGACTTGCGAATTTCAACTGAAATGCCGCCGTAGATGCGGTCTTGAGCCGCTTTGGTTTGAGCAACAAAAGTCACCGTGGTGGCGTTGAAGTCGAAGGGGAGGATTTGGAAATCGGACATTTGGAAGGCTCCTTAAAAGACCCTGTGCGATGTGCTAGGGCATGGCGCAATGTTAAGTTGGCTTAACAGTCAATGCAAGGGCTTTTTACATAGACCCCACAAAACAGTCGGGAATTAAGGCCGGCTTGTAAAGCCAGCTAAACTTAACAGCATGGAACTACTCAAAAAAAAAGACGGAATCGCCATTGCTGGATCGGCTGCAAAGCTGGCTCGATGCCTGGGCGTAAGCAGGGCTGCTATCACCCAATGGGGCGAATGGATGCCGCCCTTCAGGGCGATGCAGCTTAAAGAAAAAATGCCCGAGCGATATGCTCAACATTGCAAAGGTGAACAAAGCGGTATATGATGGCGGCGTCTGGTGTGGCAACTGGACGTTTGGAACGGCGCGTAACCCCCACAGGTTGCTGTGTGGTCTTGCAAGGTAGCTGGCGAGGCGTTTGCCGTTCCAACCGTCTAGCTGCTGCTCTGCCAAGAGCCAAGACCACAGAGCATCTTGCTGGGGGTTTTTGCTTTTCTGGCCCAGACCGTCAGGGCGCGTTAGCTGATGGGCCTGCATGGGCTGCACCCAAGGAACACCGACAGTGCGAGACACCCCGCATCTGCCGACCGGCGTTGATTGACCGACCGGTAAAGCGCAAGGGACATGGTGGGACAAGACCTTGCGTATAAGAGAATCAATCCGTCAAGCGCACTTGGGCTGATGAGACTGCACATAGACGACAGACCAGATGACAGATAGGAAGCAAGTCGAAAGCTGGAGCGGGTTGGATCAGCTATCCACCCTTGGGTAACCTATGCACGAAAGGAAAGCAATGTTTGAATCAGGGTTCGACAGGTTCTGGGCAGCGTGGCCCCGCAACCCGCGCAAAGGCGCAAAGGCGGCTTGCTTGGCGAAGTGGGCTAAGACCTACTGCGAAACACAGGCCGACCAAATCATCAAGCACGTGGAATGGCTGAAGACCACCGAACAGTGGCTGAAGAACGATGGAGCCTTCATCCCGGCCCCGCTTGTGTACCTCAACCAACAGCGTTGGGACGGGGCTGAAATTCCAGAACCGAAAAAACGGGTCACGATGGAACAGGAATATCAGCAGCGCATCGCAAACACCGTCCCGATGCCCGATCACATCCGGGAAAAATTAGCGCAGCTAAGGCGGCGTGTATGACGCATGAGCAGGCGCACAAAATCCTTGACCGTGTTCGGGATGGCGAAGCCTACCCGAAGGGCATCATCGACCGGGCCTTATGCCTCACCGGAGATTTGGACTTACATGAGGCAATGCGAGGCGCGGGAATGGCTGCAACGATACCGGGCCAAGGCGCGGGCGAATGGCGCAGCGGAAGCGAACAACTGGTGGCGCATCGTGATAGCCGACATTGAACGCATACGCGGGCTTGACGAAGCCATAAACCTGCGGAACCTGATGAACGCGGAGCGCAAGAAATGACCTTCATGCTGAATTTCCACATTGACGGCGATCCCGTGCCCAAGGGCAGGCCAAAGTTCAGCAAAGTCGGCGGCTTTATGCGGGCCTACACGCCGAAGAAGACGCAGGACTATGAAGCAATTGTGCAGCAGGCCGCACGGGCCGCAATGGGGCCAACAGACTTGTTAGAAACGCCTTTGGGCGTTTTTTTGTATATCCGGCTACCTATCCCTCAGTCACACAGCAAAAAGCGCAGAGAGGCGTGTTTAAGCGGTCTGGAAAAGCCAACCAAAAAGCCCGACCTAGACAACCTAGCCAAAAGCATTTTGGACGGCATGAACGGCATTGTGTGGCGTGACGATTCACAGATTGTGAGCCTGCACGTTACGAAGGTCTACGCTAGCGGCACAGGCGTCGATGTGCTGGTGAAAGAAGAATTGGAATGAGCAACCCTTTTGATTGGCGCAACGAACCCTCAAAAATCAACCTCAAGGAGTTTGAAACATCAAGACGCACAAGCTACCAAGCATCGCGAGTGGTGAACGAAATCAGAAAGCGCGGCATTGAGCCATCATCGGCGGCAAGCCTGCGAACAGCGCAGCACATCACTGCTGACCCGGCGCATCTGGCAATAGACATGCCAAAAATGGCAACCCGTAAGACACGAAGGAAAAAGACATGAATATCGGCGACATTGTTCAAATTAGGCCCGACAAAGAAATGTTCGGGGCTTGCATGGTCACGGTGACCGAAATCAAGGCTTGGGGAATTCAGGGCTATGTGCAGTCAGCCGGAGTGCCGGGGCAGCAATATGTTCGGGTCAAGACCGAAGATTTTGAGCCAACAGGCGGCAAGGCTGTGTGGGTTGTCGGGGGTGAAGAATGAGCATCGAAGCAATGAAGCAGGCGCTGGAGGCGCTGGAAAAGATTGAAGGCGCTATGCCTTTTCCTGTCGGGCGAAGCGCCATCACCTCCCTGCGCGCCGCCATAGAGCAGGCTGAAAAACAGGAGCCTTTTGCATGGTGCATTGAATCCGAAGATAGTGCCGACTGGTGCTTTGCAAAGACCGAGGAAGGCGTCAAAAGCAATTCTGTTTTGATGGATGAGGATTGCATAAAGACAAAACCATTTCCCCTCTACACCACCCCACAACCACAGCGTGAATGGGTTGGGCTGACAAACGATGAATTGTTTGACATTGCTGGTGATGGGCCAGATTATTTTGATTGGAAAGTATTTGGCAGAGCCATCGAAGCCAAACTCAAGGAGAAGAGCACATGGGCATTGAAGCAATGAAACAGGCGCTGGAGGCGACCGAGGTACTTAAGAGTCTCTTCCGGCAAGCAGAGGCAAGGCACGCTGGATTGTTTCCATCGCCCAATGTGGTTTGCCAGATAACCGTGGAAGACCTACGCAAAGGACTTTATGCGGCAGACACCCTCCGCACCTCCATTGAGCAAGCAGAGAAGCAGGAGCCGGTGATGATCTATCACGGAGGCCGAACTATCGACTGTGGCGAGCACGGGCACCACAACATGGAGATGCTCAAGATGATTCCAGCAGGGTCGAAGCTCTACACCACTCCACCCGCAGCACAGCGCCAGCCGCTGACGGATGAGGAGATCAGACAGACCGCAGATCAGCGCGGCATCGTCATTGTTGGCGAGGCAATGATCGCGTTCGCCCGAGCCATCGAAGCCGCCCACGGCATTAAGGAGAACACATGACACAACAACCAGAAGCCCTGCGGCTGGCTGATCGACTTGACCTATACGCGACAGGCGATGCCCACCAGCAAGACATTGAACAAGCCGCCGCCGAGTTGCGCCGGTTGCACGAGGTTGAAGTGGCCTACGGGGTGATGATGAAGCAGGCCGAATCACGGATCGCGGCCGAGCGCGAGGCAGTGTGCCGCATCGTTACTGGCCTGTGCATTAGTGACAACAACGCCGAGGAAATCAATCGTGCCATACGAGCAAGGGGGCAAACATGACCAAAGACGAAATTATTGGGGCTTTAAAGCAAGCGCAAGACGCGCTGCACATGGCAACGCTGCCATTCCCGATTGATGAGGTCAAAACCCGCAGGGCATATGAAGCGGTGAGCAAGGTGCTGGACGTAATAGCGCCCGACAAAATGCTGTTTGACGATTGGGGGCAGTGGGAATGACCCCGTTAATCACCGAAATGGTCGGGCTAATTCCTGACGAGGCGGTTAATTACCAATGGTTCGACGCATCGGCAACCTACAGCATTGAAATAACTATTAGCTTTAATGAGGAAATGACAGACAAATTGCCGTTTCCGCAAATTGCTATCGTTACGGTTGATGACCGCAAAACCAAAATATTGTTGCTGTTGAAGCAATATGGCGACTATGTTGGTGTGGTGGGATATGCATTGACGAGCAGCGGCTACGGCAAGATAAAGCCATTTGTTTATAAGGTAACTGACGGGCAAATAGGCGTCAAATTGGTAGACGGCAAGCCGTTTGATTATCGAAAAGAGGAAAACGTAACCGCAGCAATGGCAATTATTAGTAAATTTTTGAAGTCATTGCGAACGCAAACCGAAGGCTATACACCGATAAAGCGGGCCAATCACGACAAGAAAATCAGGCAAGGCAAAACACCTTTGTTCGATTGGACAACCGTAGTCATCAAGCCAGTGGCGGCAAAGGTAGAGCATCAAGGCGGGACACACGCAAGCCCGCGTCTGCATGACCGCAGGGGTCATTGGCGGCACATAAAAAAGACCGACAAGCGGGTTTGGGTACGCAATTGCAAGGTTGGTGACGCGGCCAAAGGCGCAATATTTCACGATTACAAGGTGGAGACATGAAGCCAGAAGATCACGCAGAAGCCATCCGGGACAAAGCCACTAACTACGCAAAAGCAAAGGCAAGGCGCGTGTACCTTGAGGAATTCAGGCGTACAAAAAAGGCTTTGCTGATGAAAGACGCATTGAAGCGCGGCATACAGGCGGCGAATGCTCAAGACCGCGAGGCATTGGCAGACCCTGAATATCAAGAGGTGCTAGACGGGTTGTCGGTTGCGATAGAAATAGAAGAAAAATTGAAGTGGGAATTGGAAAGCCACCGTCTGGACATTGAAATTTGGCGTACAAGACAGGCTACAGAGCGCATGATTGTTCAATCACACAGGTGACCTATGAAATGTCCGGTTTGCGGGGCTTGGGTAGAAGTTTTGCACACGAAGAAAAAAGAGGAAGACAACAGCAAATATCGGCGCTACGTTTGCGGCAATGAACACCGATTTACAACGACAGAAACCGTTGTTAAGATATTGAAGCCGCGAAATGTTAAACAAACTGAACAAAGCCGAAAAAGCGCATCTGGCGTGGGTTAAAGAACAACCGTGCGGTTTATGCGGTCAGGCGGGGCCATCAGACGCACACCACATAATCCAGCATCAGCAGTATTTGTGCATCCCGTTATGCAAAGACTGTCATCAGGGGTCATTTAACGGCATACATGGGCAGCAAAGAATGTGGAAGATTAAAAAGGCAACCGAGTGGTCGGTGCTTAACGACACGATTCAAAGGTTAACAAGCTGTCATGGCGCAATTGGTAGCGCATCCGATTTGTAATCGGGCGGTTGTGGGTTCGATTCCTACTGACAGCACCACACAAGGGGAATGAAATGGTTCGATTTGTAGCAAGCATTGAGCAGCCCGCCGACCCGGTGATGGACTTTGTTATGTGTAGCCTGAGCGCGGTAACAGACACGCACATCATGCACTGGACAACGGACAGCTACAGTCAGCATCAGGCGCTAGGTGAGTTTTACGATGGCCTTAGCGACCTGATTGATGAGTGGGCCGAGGCATTCATGGGTAAGGCCGGGGTGTTGACCAAGTTCCCGACCCAATGCAGCATCATGGACGGCGACCCTATTGTTTACTTGCGGGCATATCTTGTTAAGCTGGAAACCTACAGGCGTATGGCCGGATTCCCACAAGACACAGCCTTGCAAAACATCGTGGATGAAATGGTTGCGCTGGCACAGACCACCCTGTACAAGCTAACCCGGCTTAACTAATGCCATATGCACCGTTCAACACGCGGTGCGCTGAGTTGGGATGCAATGAGCCGCGATCTAAGCTAAACGGCTATTGCTCCCAGCACGGGGGCAAGGAATACGTCATACGGGACACCGACAGCCAGTACAAAACCCCGGCATGGAAAAGCATCCGTAAACGTCAGTTAAGCCTGTACCCGCTATGCCAAGGCTGTATGAGTCGGGGCAAGATAGAAGCAGCCAAGCACGTTGACCACGTTTTCCCGTGGAGGCAGATAGGCGAACACGCCTTTATGCACAATATATTCCAAAGCCTGTGCCCCGAGTGCCATAGTCACAAGACAGGCAAGGAAAAACACGGAATATATTTGATG